TGGTTTCTTAACAGTGCAAATTCGTTAATAATGCGTTCCATGTCAACTACATCTGATTCGCCGTCGACGTATTTTTCGACGTCTCGTGAACTCAAAGCTCTTTGATAGTTTTCGAGAAACTTTTTAAAAGTTTTTGATCTTAGTCGCCTAAGTTCTATGTTTAGAAGTTCAAGTATTGCTTCGATTTCCTGCAACTGATTGAATCGCTGTTCTACAATGCCAGGCAATTCCGAGGCTGCTTTTTCAACGTTGCCACGGAGTTTAACTTCAACCTTTGCCTGGTTTAATTCATTGTAAAAATGATCAATACAGGCAGGAAGATTAGCAATATCTGAGCTAACCTTCGCATACCAGTGCGCCATAATTAATCTTCGTCGTAATCGTACGAGTCAAAGTCGAGTTCGTCTTCTTCATCGTCGAACCCTTCGTCTTCTGCAACCACTGCTTTAATTGCATCATCTAAATGGGCGTCGTACCCAATAAACCCTTCAAGAGTAGATGCATCAAAGTCTTTACCTAACAAGAAATCAACATATTGATTTGCTGCAACATCCTTATTCTTTTCCGGGATGTATTCTTTAAAAGTATCCCAAACTTCAATGATATCGTTTTCTTCCATTATTCTTCTCCAGATTCTTCGTCAATTAACGGTGCTTCTTCAGTTGTTGCAGACTGATGAGCTTGATGATCCCACTCATCCATAATTTTCTTCAACTTGTCTTCTGTCCAGTTCTTTCTAAACTCGGCATGGATTTCGCCGGTTTGTTTGCTAGTGTATGCGAGCTTGTTTCCGACCTTTGACAGAACTCCCATTTTTTCAAACATGTCTACTAACCCCGAGGTCGGCGACATGCCTGTCGAATACGGAATCTTTACTTGCACCGATTCAAACGGTTTCGCATATCGTGTTTTCATTACCTTACATGCGCTACGAATGCCGAGCACATCGCTAACTTTGTTTCCTTCATCGTCTTCTTTTAGCTTTAGTTTCTTCATAGCTACAACGATAGAACTTGCGTAAATGAAACCTTGCCCACCGGAAATTTTGTCGTCAGGGTCGAACATATCTTGGCTTGCATAAGTGTGGTTAGTTGCAACTAAACCAACATTATAGCTACCAAACATATTAACACAGTTACGAACTAACGAAGTGAGTGCTTTCGGCTTGCGACCCATATCGCCCTTCATTTCGCCTGCTTCGAACTGATTGACATCAGTTGGGGTAAGTAACATACCCAGCGAATCAATGACGAACAAGACCTTTGGACGATCCTCTTCGGGCATGTCGCGATAGTCTTTCATAAATTCGCTAATAGTTTTTGCCACATCGTCGATCATTGCCATGTTTAACTTTAGCAACTTTTCTTCACTTGTGTCAACACCTAATGCGTGGAGCCATGCTTCATCTAGCGCATTTTCAGAATCGATTAGGATTACAAAAATGCCTTGCTCTTGTGCATTCTTAATAATGTTCCCGGAACAAATATACGACTTTCCGGCGCCAGACTCACCTGCAAACACCACAACCTTGCCAAGAGGGATGCCCTTGTTAAAGTCACCGCTAATTAAGTAATTTAATGCGTAATTCCCTGTACTAACCCAATCTGTAGGGTCGTTAAATCCAATACCTAAGCCTGCAATAGACTTAGTGATGCTTTTTCTAAACTTACTGATATCAAAACTCTTTGCCATTTTAGTCCTTTATTATTTTTAGAGGTAGGGACCCGCATATAGGGGGCAGTGCCCCCTATATAAATTGTAAAACTAATTACTTTTGACGATTACGAATTGCTGCAAGAATGTCTTGAGCGCGAGAACTTGCAGATGCGCTCGGAGCAGGAGTGGACTGTTCAGGTTCAGACACTGCTACTTGAGTATCTTCAACTTCAACTACTTGTTCGGGTTGCCTTGCAACCGGAGCAGGTGCTGCTGCCGGGGCCGAAGAGCTTGCTGCGGGTTGACGAGATCCGCCAGCCGGTGCGCTATAACCGGTAGGACGATAATACTGTCCCCAGCGTTCCATATCAAAGGCTTCGCCGTCGACAGATGCTTCGAACATTTCCTTAATAACCTGAAGTTCAACTGCGGTTGGCTTCTTAGGCAGGAAGTCCTTTAGGTTAAAGAGACCGTATTGATGAATTGCTGCAATTTCTTCTTCGCTTAGAGCACGTTCACGACGCGACCAGTTAGAAGTCGAATAGTCAGCATATCCGCCCTTGCTAGTCTTAGCAATCTTGAAGTCAACACCGTGGACATAATCAGTAGGCAGTTCGTCCATTTCTGGATCTAGAAGCGCACTCTTGATAATGTTGAAGATCTGGCTACCGATAATAAAGCGACGAATCGGATTTTCCGGAGTCTTATCTTCTTGAAGCTTGCTTTCAACAACAAAACCTTGGAAAAGATAACTCTTCTTCTTCCAGTACTTGCGACCCATTTCTTCAAGACTCTTATCCTTAAACCAAGGGCGCACTTCGGTTAGAATAGGGCAAGTTTCGCCCCACATTTCCATGCAAGGAACTTGCACAGTAACTGGCTTAGAATTTGTTTCGCCCTTCACGCCGGCGAAAGGAAGCTTAATCATTGCACGTTCGATCCAGAAGAAAGTGTTGTCAGGATCACCGTCGGGAATAAAACGTAGAGTAGCCGTTTGGCCTTCTTGAATGTTCCAGTGCGGGTAGACGCCGTTGTCGCCGCCAGTTTGACCAGAACCTTGTTGATTGTTTGCTGCTTGCAATTTTGCACGAATCTCTTGAAGCGTTGCCATAATGAATTTTCCTTAAGTTATATATTTTTAGTATGCCACTTCTTACATGCCAACTGACAAGTAAGAAATAATTTAGTGCATGTTTTAATTATGCACTGTTTATTTATGTTTTGCAATAGTTATTTCGTCTAAATTGGCAAAATAAAAACTGCCATCGTTGCGATAAACACGCTTTTTGCCCTTGGTTGGGCATTTTCTTCCTTTTGTCTTTTCAGACAGAGCTGCTTTTTGCTCGTCAGACCATTTATACCCGGTGCTGTTTCCAGGATGCTGTTTACCTGCCTGAGATAACTTCTTTTTTGTTTCTTCACTAACCGGTGCAACTCTTTTATAAGAGGACCGATCTGCTTGAGACATTTTTAATTTTGTCTCATCAGAATGTGTTCTTCCTTTGCCTGCTTCGGATATTCTGCGGCGCGTTTCATCAGAATAGATTCCTGTTTTTCCTTTATGCCATGGTACCCACTTTCCTTCGGCAAACTGCTGCTTTTTAATCTGGCTCATTTTCTTGCGAACCTCAAGACTTTGGCGTCCACCTTGCCCGGCTTCTTCTTTTAAGTTAGCCCAGTCTTTGCTTTCGACAACGTTCCATAACTTGGAATAATAGAGTCCCCATTGAGTTAGTTCTTCATCAGAACTACACTCTTTCAAAATTTCGGTGGTATAGTCATACCCATGACTGTTCAAATGATTTAGCCATCTTTTTCCGCTTCCTGGGTATTTGTGAGGATCTTTTGCTGTTGTTTTTCCGAGATATTTCAACCCTGTTTTATTATGAGTCTTAACATACAGATATATTGTCATACAGTTATTTTTTTTCTTATACACTAACTATACAGATCTGCTCGTAAAATATCAACCTGTAGCCAATAAAAAAGCTCCATTTCTGGAGCTTTTTTATTTATTTTAGTCCGGCTAATTTTAGAATATCTTCAAACGTATGGTCTGCTTCGATATCGTTGTCGAATGCAGGGGCTATTTCTTTTTCTTGGTCAGTTACTCTACTGCTTAACTCGCTAACAAACTTTTCTGCAATCATTGCTGCACGATCGCCAAACTCTTTCTTAACCTTGGTTATAACTCCGGTTTCGCCGAGCGGAAACTTTCCAGTTTCTCTGTCGTAATAGCTCTTAACTACTTCTGCAATCTTACGAATATCAAGCTTTCCTGAATTTTCCATAGACTCAGCCGCAGGCTCTTCAGAAGGAGCTTCGGGTTCGTCTGTTGCAGGTGTCTCTTCTGTTTGAGTTTCTAACCAGGCATCAATGATAGGAGCAGGATCTGCGTCAGGATTTAATTTTGACAAAGATTCAAGCGCCTTTAGCAATGAAGGGTCAGTAATTCCAATATTTTTTAATGCTTCGATTGCATCAACCCCGTCGACTCCAAGAGTAAGGCCGCTATCCACTAACTTTTTAAGATCTGCTAATAGGTCATCGGAAAGAGCAGACTCGACGACACTGTTTGCCCACGCTTCAAACTTTGCAAACTCTTCGTCAGTCTTTTTAATCTCTTCAAGTTCTTCGTCCTCTTCGTCGTCGCACGGACAACCTTCGCCTACACATTTTTCTTCTTTTTTAACATACGACTCAAGATCAATTTCACCAGCTTCTTGCATAATTGAGTGAATCAGCGGAAAGTATTGAGCAAGGTCCTCGGCGAATGTACTCACTGTAAATTTGCTCTTATAGCTTTCCATTGTAGCTTGGTCTAAGACAATCTCGTCGTCTGGAGTAATTTGTAGTCCATCTTTCCACTGTTGGTAATGGCCTTGCTTCGAAATTGAGTTTACTAGTCCTTTTAGGGATTCTAACTTTGCACAAGCGCGATCCATGATCTCGTTTGCTTCGGACTGCATGCTATCTCTACCTACATGGCGCTTTAATGACGACAGTTGAGCAATTTGCTCGCTCATCTTAATAATAGCTTTTCCCGCGTCATCATAAGGACGACCTCCGTTTGCTACGTGTCGCTGCATAGCTTTAGCGCCTGCTAAATGAATAAACGGGTATTTAAATCGTTCGCCGTCGGCGTTCTCGATATACATTGCATTAATATTTCGGCTACGAGCGCCGCGTTGGGTCTCGTCAACTGGCTTGGAGTGACGGATTACCAATCTGGTTTTTTCTAACGGTAGGTAGCTGCTTTTTGCGCTGCCGAACATTTTGTTTTCTGCCATTGGTTCTTCCTTAGTTCCTTGCGATGCAAGGTATTGAAAATCGTTTTTATTTAAATTACTTTTTGTAATGTCTCGTGTATCGAATCTTAGTAACCGGCGTTTTGCAAAACGCCGCATCTCTTTTAAAAAGTTAAACCAGACATCTTCAACAAATTGTGTCTGGCCTTCTAAAATGCCTCTGCCGTAGAAAATCTTTAGGGCGCCTCTTTCATTAATTGAAATGCTAACTCGACCTAGGGTGTGATCTTCGACAACAAAGTCAAAGTCAAAAAATCGAGCTGCGCGAGGATCAGACGTAACGTTTCCGTTTTCGTCGCCCATTTCTAAGTTAGAAAATCTACTTCTTACTTTATCGAAAATGTCTTGTGAAATAAGTTCAATTGCTTCCATAATTGTATTTATTAGAATGACGAAATGTATATCGGAAGAGGCAAGTCGTGTTCTTCTAACCCTGAATGATCTCTCATTTTTTCATAAATTAGAGGATCCCAATCTTGTAGAAGCATTACCATTCTTAACGCTAACAGAAGGCTCGATACTAGGTCGTCGTGTTGTCCTGATTTTGCTTTAAACGAGATTCCTGATGCAATGAATGTTTTTAATTCGCTGATTAACGATTTGCTATTAATCTTTAACTGTGACGATTCGATTAATTGTTTAAGCTTAGCGCAGGTTGCAATTTTTGCCGAGTGAGTGGTATTAAATCCTTTTCTAAATCTTCTGATGTGTCCTTTTTTAATCGGTTCAGATAAGAATAGTCCCGGGAAAGTATCCTCGCCGAGCTCGTTAATTGCAACTAATGCAGCTTCTCCGACATTGTTGTTTTCGATGCTATAATACAAGCTAGCAGTACCGCCGCATTTTTCGTCAACAAATCTACACAAATCTCTTAGTATTCGTACCTGCGACTGAATCGGCGTCATATTGTGGTGCCATTCGCAAACCTGTATCATTGTCGGTACTTCTAAAATCTGAATTGCGGCATAATCACCGCCTGTACCAAGACTAGGATCAAGGCTAACAATGTACGTCAAATGCGGATCTACAGATTTATACCAACGTGCTTGCCCCATTTTCATAACAGGGTCAGAACCTTCAAGGTTCGACAACGATATACTGTTAATTAGTGTTTCGTCAAATACTAAGAACTCGCACTGGTGTTCTCGTCTGAACCTTTCTTCTCCGACCCGAGATCTTTCTGCATTAGCCCAGGTTTCATCTCGATCAGGATGCTCGTCCCATATTGCAAGGTATGGTGCAAACCCATTACGGCCTACTACTGTTTCGTTTCCAAACTCATCAAATCTCTTATTAGCTTCATTCCAAATCTGCGCAAACGTGTCTTCGTCTGAGTTCGGTGTTGAGGTAATAATTGCTTTACCACCTGTTGCAAGAGTCGGAGATATTGAGGTCCAGAAATCGGTTGCAATGTTTGGAGCCACATAAGCAAACTCGTCGCAATATAGTAAAGAGATGGACATACCACGGCCGGTTGTTTCGGTGGTTGTTTGCGCAACGATTCGAGAACCATTTTCAAATTCAATACTTTGTTTGTTGTAGCTAGTGACCCCTGCCCGTATAAAGTCCGGGCACGATTCGTATCCGTATCTTAATCGCTGCATAATTTCTTGCGCACCGGTATACTTGTGCGCAGCGATAAGAATCGTGCTATTGTCTACAAACATTGCATACCAAAGGAGATAACCAACCGCAGTAGTCGTTTTTCCCATTTGGCGACCTAGCATATTTACGCTAAATCGATGCGAATGATAACTCTCTAATAGCTTTTCTTGATATGTATACGCTTTATACTGCATCTTACCTTTAGTAGGATGCTGAATAAAGAAAAAGTTATTAATAAAATAAGCAGGACCGGTAATCGGATCCTGACATTTTAACAACTCTGCTATTTCATGTTCAGTCCAACGTTGCGTAACATGAGGTTTTTTAATTAAATTGCCGTCTAAAGACTTTCCCATATAATTCCTTAAAAGTAAATAAGGCTGAAAAGGCCTTATTTACTTTTTATTACGATTTAAAACGAGATTTATATCCCTTAGAAGCACCTATAACTCCGAGCCCGTCACCGGCAAGTAACAAGTCGTACATCATCTTGATAATCGAAAGACCGTCGGGAGCACGATTAATTGCATTAGTAAACCATTCAACCTTTTCAGGTTTCATAGGTCTATCGCTTTCGGTTGATATAAGAGCGATAGCTTCTTGCTTTAGCTGATCAAGATCTCTAATTTTCGATAGTCGATCTAAATCTGCTGCATCGAAATTAAAAGGTTTTTGACCAGGGTTTCTCGGCTTTCCTGCTTCGCTGACCTTTGCAAGACCGAGCTTTTGCTTTATAGCCTTCCATTTGCTGCCGATTTCTTGCTGAGTCCCAAGTGCACGAATAATTACACTTCCGTTTTTGCCGGGTGAGGTAATCATATAAGAGCCGCCGTCGTTTACTAACGATAACTTTCCGTATTTTGGATGGGTAATCGAATCGTATGTAAACTTGCCCTTGCTTGGAGTTGGTGTTGCATCCGACGGCTGCCCGAAATGCATCTCACTTATCTTTTTTTTTGAGCCTTCGGCTACGAACTCACGGTACTCTCTAAAGAGCTTATCAACAATAGACTCGTCGACTGGCTTAGCAACCGGGAGACCTTTTTGACGCTCTTTGTGATCGCCCGAGTTAATATCGCCAAACTGTCTAACCCCGTCTTGACCTATTTCTTCGCCCGGGCTATTATCGTACGGACGATTCATCGAATCTTCGGCCATCTCCGGTTCTTCAGCAGAATCGATTGCATTAATCAAATCTTTCATGCTGTTCATGTTGGGTTCGTCTTCGACATCAACACCGATAGCAGTGACAGGTTCTTGTTCAACAGAGGCGTGTGCTGGCGAAATTCCGGCAAGTCCCATAAGGCTCTTAATCATTCCGCTAACTTCTTCACCGGAGTTCGCAGTAATGTTAATACTTGCGTGCGAAGGAGTAGGTGCCATGCCGCCGCACTCTGCTAACGAATCGGCACTTTCTTTAACTACTTGCGGATTAATTACGTTTGGATTTCCAGCGTCTAACTCTGCTAAACGCTTTAACACATCTATCATTTTTGTCATTTCTTTTTCCTCGGATCTTCGGCTTGTTTTAATACGCCGGTTTTACCTTCGGCCGAATCTGTATTATATTTTACAGTAGTCTCCGACGGAATTTCTTCGCCGCGTTCTTTGCGTTGAAGTTTTAAAATATCGTTTAATTCTTTTACAAAGCCGGAATTGTATTTGTCCCCATAATACTCTTCAAAGTTTGCATTTGGGCATTCTTTGTAAGTAGAATCTGTTAAAAGGGGCTCCTTCTTTGCATCTTCTTTAGCTTCTTGATATTCTTCTAACGGCTCGCCTGGCTTACGAACAACTAAGGCATCCTTGGTAATTCCAAGATTGCTGGTTAAATATTCATGAAGTTCCCATTGTGTTGAGGGATAGCATAGCACTACTTCGTAGATATTAACTTCGGCGCACTTGATTTTTGGAAAATCTAAAGGTAACTGTTGAATAGGTGTTTTTCCAACTTTCTTAAATTGTTCAATTTGGAATTTACCTAGCAGTGCCTCCATAGTGCCTTCTTGTTGTTCGGAAATTTCGCCTGCAACTTTAATACGAAAATCGTATTTCTTTGCGCTTTCCGTTAGATAGTCTTTAAATTGTTTCATAATATATAATCCTATCTGTTATTTATTTCATATTCCTAAGCTTTTCCAGAATGCTATTTCTATCGGTCATTATATAACCTTCGCCCTGGACTTCTTGTGGAGTATTTTCGCCTGATTTTTTATCAATAGCTAACTTTTTCAGTTGAAGCTCGACCATCTTGAGCTTTTTGTCGATCTTTGCTGACTTAGCGTTAATTGCAGCATTCATCATATTTGCGGCCACTTCGAACATCTTTGAACCGTATCTTGCTTCAACATTCATGCCAAGATCCATTAGATCGTCATAGGCTTGTTCAGCTTTAGCAGCTAACGCATCGAACTCGCTATCGCTTAAATCCCCAAGGCCTTTTACTTGCGGAAGAGCAGCCGAAATCTTATCAAATTTATCAAGTTGGTCCTGTAAATCAACTTGAGGAAGATCTGGGACCGAACTTGGCAGTATTAACTCATCGTCTTTGCCTGAGATTCCTAAAATTTCTTCTAACTTTTTTGTCATTTTTTGTCCATTAATCGATTGATAAATTCCGATCGTCGAATTATCATTTTATTCGCTTTGTCCCAGGATATGTTTAATAGCTTAGAGATCGTTAATGCGTTATTTCCTTGGTCATATAACTCAAATACGCGCATGGCCATTTCTTTATTTTTTTCATAATATTGATCATTTCTTAAAGTGCGCCGTGCCTCAGACCACTGCGTTCCTGCCCGCGCCTGTGCATTCTTTAAACAATTATCAAGCCGTGTTTGGATTGCTCGGTCGGACCAGGATCTATTTTTAAGAGCAGCTCTGTGAGCATCTGATTTTTTCTTTCCGAGCGTTGCTTTCTTAATTTTCTCCGAGTGGCTTTTTCTTTTCTCTTCAGTCCAAAACCCCATCAATTCCTGTTTAAATATTTGTTTAGAATATTCGTATAATCTGCTAGAAGGAGTATATCGACAATTCTTCCCAATATTTTTAATCTTAACTAGCATTGACAGAGCAAATACCATTTTTGCCTTATCTTTTCCTGATAGCATTTTAGTTAACAGCAAGTGGCATACAAAATGCTCTCGAGCTGTTAATTTTACTATATTTGATACCTTATTTGAACCGCCAAGGGATTTTGGAATAATATGATGTTTTTCAAAATAATCATTCTTGGGAGATCTGGAGATTGCTGACGATATGATATTATTGTACCAGCGAGTATATTTGTTATCTAAAAACATACAGTTCCTTTAATTTTAACTTTATATTTATCGCCGTTTCGGCGTTCTCCAAAGTTCTTTCTCTGTGATGATTCTAAATGTTACATTGTTCTGTTGGCACCAAGCTCTCGCCGCTGCCCATTTTACCATATTCTTTACGTATTGCGCCTGATTATAAGGGTTACGTCCTACTGATTCCTTAAACGTCTGATTAACCGGTTTTATTTCCCATAGTTCGGCTCTTTTGTTGTTATTTTTATCAACAAATATCACTAAAAAATCAGGTACGTATATTGTTGCTTTTCCGGTTAACGGATCTTTGTAAGGAATTTTTACACTTTCGCTTGCCCATTGTTTAATAGCAGGATTTTCGTCACACATTTTCATAACGGAAAACTCCCAAGACGACCGGTATCTTGGAGATCCAAGTCCTATATACTTCTCGGGATTTTTAATTTTATACGATCCTTGGCTAAATTTCATACTCATGATAAAATAGGAGGTCCTCCGCCGTTATTCTGATAAACAATTGATATATTGTCGCTTACGGCAACTATTTCTCCCTCAGAGGAATCTATTCTTAAAGTTAAACTTATCGAATCAACGTCGGCTACCTTGAACATGGGTGTTGGCCACGTAATCAGTGTATTGTTACTTTCTAGCACAATCGGTCTTGACAAAACACCGCCAAGGAACTCGACAGATGTACCAATTGGACCAGGAATCTCCCAATATACTGTAGTTCCACTCGGCACGTTTTCGGTTACTATTATAAATTCTGCAAGAGTGCCGCCATTAATAGTATGATTTGGAACCAATATTGAATAGGTCGGTTCCGGAGCCGGTGGTGTTGTAATAATTTCAACGACCGTTGATTTTGTGTTTGGAGGCATGGTGTCGATAATTTGCCTTGTGACTTCTTCGGCCGGTGATACTAACTGCGAGATTCCTATTAAACTCGATTTAAATCTATTAAAATTTAAGATTTCTGC